TTTGGTTTCAAACCACCGTCAAAATTCAACAGTACTTCATCAACCCATTTCTGATAGATCGGGCTTTGTCTTCTTCCATCATCCAAAAATACATCATCATCTGACTTGATATTCGGCACCCCATCAGTATCATCACCCCGCATGATATGTTCAATCTTATACGCCTTTGCATCTTTCACATCCAACCACACCTTCTGCACAGGGGAATATTGCTTGACGTTGCGATAGACCTGTAGTTGCTTGAAATCGTGGTCTCCTGAGAGAATCAGAATAGGTTCTTTTGTACCACCAAGAAACTTGGTCCCATACTTATGACAGAATGAGGCAATGATGTCATCTGCTTCTGCATGATCCATGTGAATGACGCGGTAGGGAAAATTCTCTTTCACCTCTTCACGGATTTTATTGAAGATGGTATATACCCGGTCCCAATCCACGTCAGACGCCTTCTGATTGGCCTTACGCTTCGCTTTGTAGTAAGGGAACACGTCTTTGCGCCATGGCTGGCGACCATCACAACAGATGATAAGTTCACCATACTCACGGCGAAACTTTACAAGGTTCAAACGAATGCTGTTGAGAACCATGTGTCTGAACATGTACTCTTCAATTTCTTTGATTTTCTCTTTGTGAATGCGAGCCATAAGAGCGGCCACCATCACCTGATTCATATCCAACAAAATCATAATCAATCCTCTTCTGGGGCATTTACCTCTACGTTTGCCGTAGGTAAGCTCATAGGAGCTATCACAAAGCCTTCCAATAGAGCAGATGGGTCAAATGCCTGTGGTGTTCTTATTGGCTGTTGTAATGGGTGGGAAAAACCATGAAGCTCATAGAGCATGGAAGTCAACGCCTCCATGACCAACGTGATTGATCTGGCAGATTTCTCTTCGGTGATCGGATATCCCATATTGACAAGATGTTTAATCATATGACCGACAATTTCATCCACATCATACTGTATTTGTTTCATCTCAAACACACGTCTGGATTCAGCAATTGTTTTCTCATCTGCCTCTTCCTTTGGGTGGGGTCTTGCAATCACAGGAAATTGAATTACGTTATCGAACGGGTTTTCTTCAGACATATCACTCTTTCTGTTTTACCCTATATTTATGCTGTTTCAAACACCAGCACTTCAGACTCAGGAATCTTTCGGTCAGAAATTTTATCTCTCATAGAAGTCAGAAAAGCATTCCATTGTCTTGCTCTCCCATCCCACGAATAAAAGGTATCCACATAATTTTTCATTGTGCGTAGGCGGTTTTGAGTAAACTCATCTCCATAGTGAGCAATAGCAGCCTCACAGACATTGTAAAAGGTTTGTGCGTGTTCTCTCTTGTCCTCACTATACTGGTACATCATAGTCATGTTAGCAGCCGTTTCAGGGAGGGCAGCATAATTAGAGTGGACACACATCAACTGAGCAGACATACTCTCCATAAGCGTCAGACAAGAGGTCTCAGGCCATGTAGATGGATACGCTAGGATGTGTTGGTTCTTAAGAGCCTCACGAATCTCTTCGTTGCTTACGGCCCCGTGATAAGTCATCTGATCATGTCCGTCAATCACCTTGAAGATTTCCTTAAAAGGCTCATCTCTTTGAGGCCAACCATATAGGTTGAATGACGAATACACGTTGAAGTGAATGTTATCATACTTCTTTGCAAGCTCAAGGAACACTGATGTTGCAATATCCAGTCCACGATGGGGAGTAGAAAAGTACACGAAGTTAAGTCTATCAATTGGCTTTTCATGATCTTCAATAGGTTCAATGGCATTCTGGATCACAATACACTTTGACCAAGGCAAACCATATGCATTGATGTAGGCTTGCATCTGCCAATTCGATACGAACACATAACGGTGAAACAGTCTGTGGTTAGCCCTGTCAGAAAGAAACTCCGACTCAGGATCACCCGGAAGGTCATGACACCAGAAAATACGAATGAGATCATCCCTCAGTTCACGCTTCCGAGAACATACGATCTGAAAATCCTTGAGCAGTTCTTTGTCTGCTCTATCGAAAAGGCCATGGGCAAGCAACTCGGTGCCGCCCATAGCTTTCTCTGTAGTCTCATTACGTTTCAGTTCACCAGCAGTAATTTCCATTACAGAATACCCTCAAGATGTTCTTTGAGTTCATCAATTTCTTTTCGTTGGTCTTCCGCATCGCCCGTCAATTGAACATAATTGATCTGACGTGGCTTATACAACGCAAAAAGAATGGCATCACGAAGATTGTTCATAGCTTCATAAATCACCAACGCTTCATCAGGAAGTTCAAGTGATTCAATCTCTTCAAAGTCAGCATCCGGGTCTTCAACAACCTCAAAAGAAATCATACTGTCGATCATAAATGACCGCCACGCGCCTTTCTCCAAATCCCACACATTAATCTGATCAGGGTTCTTAGTCTTAGGCGCTTCTTCTTCACCGCCATCTTCACGCGGCGGAAGAAGTTTTTGATTGAGAGTGCAAAGCATCTCTCGCTCACTACCATCTTTCTTCGTGAAAACGACCTTCACAACATTTTCTTTTAAGATATAACCAACACTCTCACGCGCCAGCACTTTTTCTTCTTCACTCATTACAACATTTTCTTTTAAGATATAACCAACACTCTCACGCGCTAGCACTTTTTCTTCTTCACTCATTTCACTCATTTTATTCTCCTAAAAATATTCAGCCAATTCTTTATAGCCACCAATGTACTTATTCTCAACCAAGACACATGGAAGTGACTTGGCACTTGGAAACAGACGAAGTAAATCCTCACGGGAAATGTCTCCCTGTTCCCCAACCTGCATTTCGTAATAGTCAATTCCCTTTGACTTTAGCAATTCCTTTGCCCTCGTGCAGTACCCACAGTTTTCTTTCGTGTATAGAACAACGTGCATGTGATTTCCTACTCATCTTTTGAAAAAATAATCAGTAACAAATAGATAGGCCAAAACAGAATCAACAACGTATGGACAACAACCATAAGAACTGGCGCTTCTCTCATAGATTTATAGTGGTCTGGGTATTTTTCTTTAGAGTATTCGATAGTGTATTCAGTCAGCCACAAAAAGAACAGCACACCAGCAACCCAAATGAACTTAGAGAAGATTACGACCGACAATTTTTCCACCTATAAATTCGTTGTAGTAGTCTTCTCTCAACAAAACTTCCAAATCTATCTGTGCTTTCATTTCATAATAAGCACATTCTGTTTTGTTGTTACAGATACGAACAATACTTCGCTTAAAATGTTCTTCGCCATTGATGCGAAGGTCTTCAAGCAATTCCTTATTTGATCCGTAGTATTTCTTCCAATCACTTTCACTTTTGACAACCTTACGATTTTTTCTCCCGGCAACCTTGCGCCGTAAGACCTTCCAGAAAAATTTCTTTCCAATATACTTTCGGCCTGTTAGCGTGTTCTCAACACAGTACACGAAACCGTAAGCTTCTTCTGGAATATCTTGTGTGTCAAAAGGTTTTCCATCAAATAACCAAGGGTTAGGATACATCCCTACATTTACACTTATCAAAATGCCAATTTGTCATTGGTGCTATAGCTCCCGTTTTCTTACAGTGTGGACAAGTTACTTCAGGAAACTTTCTACCTTTATTAGCCTCCGAAATCTTACGCTTGGTATCATCAGAACGTGTTTTCCCAACCCAATATCCAACATTACCTTTATTAGCCTCTGAAATCTTCTGTTTATGTTCTTCAGAAAACTTTTTCCCACGTTTAGTCTCTGAAATCTTCTGTCTTATATCTTCTCTCTTTGATGGGTTATTTTCACCCGAAATATCTGGTCTTTTTCTTCCAGTCAAAGACTGTGAAACCTTCCGCCTAGAGTCTTCACACATCCTCCCCCCATACCCACCTTCACGTAGATTATATGATCTACCGTCCCGAACCAAAGCCTCATCAACAAGACGCTTTTCTTCAAGATAAGCACTGTCAGCATCATCAAAAGAAGCTAAAATTTCTCTGGTAAAATTTTCTTTCCCGTGTTTTTTCAACGCTCTCTGAATCAATATACCAGACCCCATATAGCCATCATTCAAATCATCAGTTTTATGAACCCCAATATAGTACCTACCATTGACATTATTAGTTACCCTATAAACAATAAACATAAATCCTCCATTGTATTTGAAAGTATTTATGCATTTAGGGTTTTCATAACTCAATCTTTTTTACCCATACGCCTTTCTTCTTGAAAATCTCATCTGCGATTTCCATATTTTCTCGCCATCTTTCGGGTGTCTCTCTGTTCGTAGTGATCACGCCAATAATACCAACGCTTACGATTGCCTTGGCACACTCCTTACAGGGAGACAAACCGGACACGGCCATCACTGTGTTCTTCAGGGAAATACCTTCATAGCTGGCATTAAAGATACAGGACATCTCAGCATGGTTCATATAATCCAGCTTGCGGCCACCGCGAACAGAAAGCATTTCAGGATCGTCATAGATACCACGAGGGAACCCATTATACCCCTGTGCAATCACACTACCATTTTCAGTGACACAAATTGCACCAATCTTTGTGGCGTCTTTAGACCACTCAGAAAACTGTTTGGCTTTCTCAAGATATCTTATCTGCCACTTCGGGTCTTCCCACTTGTGTTGATAATACGGTGCAATTTCAACTTTGCCACATAAACCCCCATGAAAATCAAAAGGGTCTTTTGCACTTCTACCTTCCCACCACAATCTATCAATATTCGTCGGATTCATCTCCGTCACCCCCCAAAAGATCATGAATGTCTTCTTCTGTCATCAAGTCTGCACCACAGAAGGGGCAATATTCGATGTGATCTGTCACATCAGCATCCTTGATTACAATCACTGCCTCATTACCACAACCTAAACAGTGAATGTCTTGTCGTCTCATTAGAATTTCTTTCCGTGCTTGTAAGGTCTTGTTTTATTATATTCAAGTTTTGCATTCACAATTTCACCAATTGGAATGTCATGTGCTCCGCACCAGTCAAGAAGACGAATGATTGCATCTGCAAGCTCAACATCTTGTCCACGATATTGCGGAAGTTTGTCATCGGGTACATCACCATTCCTAATAGCTTCATACGCTTCGATGATCTCACTCATCACAAGAAGCATTGCCTGATCAAAAGTCTTACCACCATCATCCCAGAACCCCTTTTCTTTATTGTTCTGGTAAATCTCAGCGGCCATCTCATCAAGCCAATCGTATTTAGTCATATGGATAAATCTCCGTTACTGTTGCGCCGATCATTGAAATATCGGCATCTGCGGTTTCAAAATCTAGGTCTTCAAGTTGAGCTTCACGATTGCGTATCATCTTGAGTGCAATAGCCTCGGCTTGCTCTTCGGTTTCTGCTTCAACAAGGATACACCCGGTCACAGGAACAGTTGCCTCTGCGGCAATAATGACTTCCCATGATTGAAGGTCTCCTTCATCAAGACCCCAATGGGGATCATATTTATCACGAATAACATCAGCGGCATTACCGTAACCATCCATGTTGGCAAGGTCTTTAAGCTCTTGTGTGGTTGGAGTCTTACCAGTCATTATCGCCCCCAACTTTAATAAAGTCAGCAGATTCAGAATAGTACCCGTTACTTGTACCGAACCAACGAATAGTCACAGACCCTTTGATGGTGGCAAGCTTATAGAACGTCCAAGTATAGCTCTCAGGGGTATACCCATCATCTCCACGATAACTTTCTGGCAATTCAACCATCATAGGAGTATCATCACTATAAGAAACTTCTTCAGCCTGAAGAATAGGAGAACCAACAAGGTCTTCAAGATCACCAATAATCTCTTCAACCCAAACAGCCTCACAACAATCGTCGCGGTGATATTGCTTATAGACATCACCGCCTTCGGCATAGAAGTAAAGCTCATCACCACGATTATCGACCTTCGTCAGAGTCTTGCCAACAAGGTCATCAAAATCACTACTATATCCCATTACAATTTCACTCCTTTGAATGTGTTTTCATCAACATCTTTCTTGATACCACCAGAAACATAACTGGTAAGCTCAGTCTCTTGTGGTGCGACTTGCACCTCTCTCCCGGCAATCCACTTCTCAGTCCATGGGAGTGGATTGGAACCACCCTTGTAGGGGCTTGTGAGCCCCAGAGTAGTCATACGCTTGTGTGCGATCCATTCAATGTACTGGCATAGAAGTTCCTCACTCAGACCGATCATAGACCCGTCCTTGAAGAGATACTTGGCCCA